TCGCGAACCCGTGTGCTCAGTCGGCGTTCGACCAGGCTGCGCTCTCTCGTCGTAGGGGGATCATGCGGTGGGTGGTGTCCAGTACACCCCGACCCCACCAGTTGATCAAGGACTGGGAGGCCGACGATGGGTCGAAGGTCACCATCCGGCGAGGTAAGTCGACGGACAACAAGCACATCCCGCTCGACTGGCTCCACACGCTGGAGAAGATGTACAAGGGGACGCGCCTGTACCGACAGGAGGTTCTCGGCGAGGTCATCGAGGACATCGAGGGGGCGCTGTGGAAGGCGAGTGACCTGGAGCGAAGTAGGGTCGCCGGGCCACCGTCGGCCGTTGCCAGCATCTGTGACAGGATCGTGGTGGGGGTGGACCCGCCGACCGGGAATGGTACGTGTGGAATCGTGGTCGTGGGGCAGGACGGGAACGGCCACATCTATGTCCTGGACGACCGGTCGGTGGATGAGTCTAGTCCTCACGTGTGGGCTGCGCGGGTGCGGTCAGCCGCGGACACGTACGACGCGGTGATCGTGGCTGAGATCAACCAGGGCGGGCAGATGGTGAAGGAGGTCCTGAACGCGGCGGAGCACGACCTCCCGATTCACACGGTGAACGCGACCAAGAACAAGAAGACGCGTGCTGAACCGATCGCCCTGCTGTGGGAGGTGAGCGAGCAGATCGTTCACCTGGTCGGGAACCACGCGAAGTTGGAAGACGAACTGTGCGAGTGGGTCCCGATCGAGTCGCCGAAGTCGCCTGACCGGCTGGACGCGCTGGTCTGGGCGTGCTGGTACTTGAGGTCGCGGCACACGGCGGTTGTCAGGGGGAGTATGGTACACACAGGCGGGCCGGTGGCCCTCCCCTCGGCCCTGAGCAGCGTGCGTATGGGCCGCATCTGAGAGGAGATGCAGGAATGACGAAAGACGAGCACATCCAGAAAGCGTTGGACACCCTCGCAGAACTCTGCGACGTGACCCGCGAACAAGCCGACGACTCGGTGTACCAGCGCCGGAGTGCTGCGGAGGAGATCCTTCGCCACTACCGCGAGGGCCGCATGTTCGAGGAGGGCGTCACCGTCAATCTCCACATCGACGGCCATGTCCCCGTCCGTCCAGTTCAGAAGGCGGCGCAGGCATGAAGATCACTCACGACATCATCGCGGCGGTGACGGGTCCAGGCTGGAAGTACGGGCTGTCCCGCATCCTGATCAATGACGAGGGAGCCGGCGTCGTCTTCATCGCCGGAAACGACGCACCGTTCGCATCGTTCACCGTGCAGAACGTGAGCACGTCGCGGGGCACCGGGAACACCGACGAGGGTGACATCACCTGGCGTCGACGCGGGTCTTCCTGCCAGTACAAACTCGCGAAGTGCAAGGTCTCGACGGAGACCATGACGACCCGGTGGGTCGACTCCCTGGCGACCGAGCCGCTCGAGGACCTGCTGTGAGCGCATACACGAGCGGACCCATCCACACGCGGGCTCGCTACGTGCGTCCAACATTCATCCGAACTACCCTCGCACCGCCTCGCCGGTGGGGTCTCGGCGTTCTGCGATCTTCGTGTGGCCACGCGCTGGGAATCTACGCGCTCTACGCAAACCGTCAGTCCGTTCTGCGGTGGAAGGCATGCCGATGATCGAGGTCGCAGTCATCGCCGCCCTGTTCGCCGTCTGGTGGCACTCGAACCTGAACGACGAGGACGGCATGTTCGCCTTCGTCCCCCGCGTGCTGTACCGGCACCCCTGGTCGAAGAAGTGGCTGATGTGCCCGTGGTGCTCCGGCGCGTGGCTCGCCGGCTTCGCGTCATTGCTCATGTTCCACGACGACCTGATCCCAGCCGTGTTCACCGCTTTCGCCGCCGCCGGACTCACCGGCATCATCAGCATGTTCGTACAGGGAGACTGACAGATGGTCAAGTACACACCTCCGGTCTCACTGGTCCGGGCGCAGCAGATCGAGTCGTGGGGCTACTACGGAGCCTACGGGGCCACGATCGCGGGAGAGCGGGGGGTCGCCGGGGCGGGCAGGCTTCGCTCCACCGAGGCCGTCGGTGAGGTTCGGTACATCATCGGGTGGGCCTCCGACCAGATGTCCCGGATGCAGTGGGATGTCTTCGTCGACGGTGAGACCGAGTGGGAACTCACGCTGAACGACGGAACCACCGTCATCTCAGACAAGAGCAACGCGGACCACCCCCACGCGAAGGCATCGGCGAAGGTGCTGAAGTCCATCGGCTGGACCATCAACATGGTGCGCCTGGTGACCACGAACCTGTACATCGCCGGCGAACTTCACTACTGCTTTGTGGACAAGAAGTGGAAGTGTGTCTCGGTCGTTCATCCTGACCAGCAGCCCATCTTCGACCGCGCTGACCACGTCGTGCGGGGAGTGTGGCCTTCGCCGATCGATGAGACGCAGCCCGACGCCCCGCTGTTCGGGGTCCTCTCGATCCTCCAGGACATGGACTGGCTCGGCAGGCTCAGTCGGTCCCAGAGCGCGAACCGAGTGGGGATGCGCGGCATCCTCGGTAGCGCAGACGGCCTGAACTTCGCCAACGGTGGTGACTTCTGGGCCGAGTGGGACAAGTCACTGCGTCTGAAGATGGACGACCCGACGGACGTGGGGCCGGTCCACCTTCGCGGTGCACAGGAACTGGTGAAGCCCGAGGCATCGGGTCGCGGGATGGGTGGCCTCTCGTGGCTGGTGCCCGACTTCCCGTACGACGCCCGCATCGAGGGTCGCATGGAGGCTCTCATCCACCGGCTGGCCTACGGCCTGCCGATCCCGCCGGAGATCCTCCTGGGACTCTCGGCGCAGTCGCGGGCCACGGCCTTCCAGGTCGAGGAGAACTCGTACCGGGCGCACATCGAGCCCCCGGCGAACCTGGTCGCCCAGATCGCGACCGACGTGCTGAACACCCTGTTCGACAGCGTGGAGATCGAGGTCAGGCCGGACCCCACCCTTCTTCTCGCCAAGCGGTCCACCGTCCAGGACGTGAAGGACGCCCACGATCGCAACGCTGTGAGTGACGCCTACCTTCGCGAGATTCTGGGCATCCCTCCAGAGGCTGCGATCACCAACGAGGACGAGTGGGCTCGCCGGCAGGCCATCGGCCCCGACCAGGACGAGGGCGGGCACAGCCCCACGACGGAGACACCCCGTCAGCGGGCGGCGCGTCACGACCGCGAGGACCCCACGAACACCCCCGCTGACCAGAAGGCTCTGGACCCGGTCGTCCTGGCAGAGTGGAGAGGTCGCATTGACGCCGCCACGTTCCGCGCACGGGACCGACTCGGGGCCAAGGCTCGCACCCACAAGGCGCTGAGGGACCTTCTGCCGTCCGAACTCCCCAACGACGAGGTCCCGGCTCACCTGGGACTCTCCACGTTGGAGAGCGCGGGGCTGGATGTTGCAGCCCTGATCTCTGACAGCCTCCTGTTTCTCGGACCTAGGAGCGCTGCGGGAGACAACTTCGTCGACGGGGTCACGGAACACGTCCTTGCAACGCTGGACAGCCCGCATCCAGTCCTCATCGAAGAGTCCGATCTTGCAAACTTGCTGCAAGGGCTTGCAAATCCCGTTCTCTAGGACCTATGCTGCAAGGCATGGACGCCTACACCCTCCTCGCAGCCCTCGAGGACGCCCGTTTGACCCGAGGGTCGGGCGTTCCCCTCTCCTGGTCGCAAGTTGCGGAGGAGGTGGGGATCCATCAGGCCGCTTTCAGCCGTCTGAAGAACGGCAGCCTCCCCGGCCCGCGCTCTCTGCGCGCTCTGATGGAGTGGCTGGAGATCGATGCGGCCGAGTTCAAGGTGGGTGGAGAGATCGACCTCCCCATCGGCGGCCGGGACGAGGACTGGGACGGAGAAGGTGCGACGAATCGCGTGTTCGACTGGGCCGGGGGAGACGGCAACCTCGACGTGCAGAAACTTCGTCGCGCCTTCTTCTTCATCGACACGTCGAAGGACCTCAAGACCCGACAGGCGTACAAACTCCCCTACTGTGACGTCAGCGACGGGGGCCTCCACATCGTCCCTCGCGGCATGGCGGCGGTGGCCGGTGGGCACGGCATCGACAAGATGAACGGTGCCACCGAGTCCGAGATCGAGGCGATCAAGCGCAAGGTGTGCGCGATCTACGCCCGGATCGTCGACAAGTACGAGGACTGGCCCGACTGTCCGTTCGACTCGGACGGCAACCGCCCCGAGCGCAAGGAGCGCCGGAACGACGACTCTGTCGACGGCGACACTCTCAACACCGAGGAAGAGGAGCCCCCCGTGGGTGACGAGAACGACGAGAAGAAGACAGCAGGCATCATCGGTGTCGGCACCCTGTCTCAGTCGGAGGACCCCCGCACTCAGGCTCTGGTCGCCCGCGTGCAGGAACTCCTCCGCGAGGGTGCGGTGGCGGTGTCCATCAAGCACGACCTGAACCCGGAGGTCTCGGAGCGGCTGGCCGCGCTCGAGCCGAAGCCGGACGACGACGAAGAGACCATGATGGCGAAGATGATGGAGGCGCAGGAGGTCTACGAGAACGCAGACATCCGCCCGCGCCACGTCGCCATCGTCGACACCGCTGCGTTCAGCGACGCTCGCCTGAAGTTGGGCGAGGACGGCTACTCGGTCGAGGGCCCAGTCACCTTCGAGGGCATCTACACCGGCGACGTCCGCACCCTCCGGTACGGCAGCCTCCAGTGGGACGACAACTTGCTCCCCATCCCGATCATCTGGGACCCGGAGAACAACGACCACGACGGCGTCGTCGTCGGCATGGTCAGCAGCCTCGAGCGGATCGACGGCATGTCGACCGCAGTACGCCCCGAGGCCCTCACTGGCGACGAGATCGAGGCAGTCACCGCCGCGGCTGGGAGTTCCGCTCTGCCGGCCGAGTACTTCGCCGACTTCAAGCCGACGAAGCAGGTGCCCCTGACCGTCGGCGAGGAGGACGCCAACGGCCTCCGTCGTGTCTACGGCATCGCCGCCCCGAAGGGCGTCTGTCACCGGAGTGACATGGGTGCGTGCTTCCAGTACCCGGGCGACGTGGACCCGAAGCACCGGGGGTTCCACACCGGCCAGGAGGTCATCCTGTCCGACGGCAAGACCATCCGGGTCGGCGCTCTCACCATGCACGGGCGTCACGTCGACCCGTCGCTGGCCCGACAGGGTGTGTCCTACATGGACGTGGGTCGCCACCGTGACGACGCGAACACCGTCTTCGCCATGATCCGCGCCTGGGACACCCCCTTCGGCCTCGCCGTCAGCGGCGTCGTGATGCCCGACGTCGACCAGGCCACGCTCTTCAAGGCGATGACCCTGGCTCCCAGCGTGGAACTCTGGCCTGCTGGCCGGGGCCGCACCCTGGTCGGTGTCCACCTCGTGCCCACCCCGGCGTGGCCGGTGGCCGCGAGCGCGGGTGGCGACGCCCAGATGCTCACCGTTCAGGAGCACCTCCGTGTCTTGCACCCCGAGGGCGGTTACTGCTCCGAGTGCGAGGACTACGAGGACGGCTTCCCGCCGCCGAAGGAAGAGGACGACAAGCCGAAGACGGACGTCGACCTCGACAAGGTGATGGAGAG